GAATCCGCTCCATTGTCCTATACCATCCCATCGAGAAACACAAAGAGGTTCCCTCTTCTTTGGTTTGATGAGGAGAACAATATCAATAGGCCCTTACGGTACGCGATAAACCAAAAGACTCCTTTTGAGGACGAGCAAGATGGGAACGCGATTGTAGAGCCTATTATTTTTGAGAACGGATTCCTTAGTGTGCCTAAGAATAATCCTGTGTTGCAGGAGTTTTTGTATTATCATCCCTTGAATGGGAGGACTTTCGTGGAGGTAGACCATGAGAGAGATGCGGCTAAAGAGGTAGAGAATCTCGGTATCGAGGTTGATGCTCTAATCCAAGCTCGTCAGCTCTCTGTTGAGCAGCTCGAGACAGTGTCAAGAGTACTCTTTGGTAAGGACCCATCAAGGTTTACAACTGCGGAATTAAAGAGAGACGTGCTTATTTACGCCAAGAAAGACCCCAAAGGATTCCTCAATGTTATTGAGGACCCGATGCTGAGGCTTCAAGCCAATGTGCATGTGTTCTTTGAAAATAAATTGTTGACTTTCAGAAACGGGCAGAAGGAGGTGTGGTTCAATACTCTAACCAACAAAAAGAAGATGCTTACGGTACCTTATGGGCAAGACCCATATTTCTCCGTGGCTGAGTTCTTGAGGTCTGATGATGGTATTGACTCCCTGAAAATGCTTGAAACCAACTTATCATAGTGAGCAACTTTCATAGTGTTTAGGTTATAGAGGGTATTTCTATACCCTCTTTTTTTTGTTTATATTTGTAAAAAGTATGTAATGATTAACTCAGTCAGAAATACCGTTCTATCTATTCTGAATAAGAATAACTACGGGTATATATCTCCGTCTGACTTTAACCTGTATGCTAAGCAGGCTCAAATGGAATTGTTTGAGGAATACTTTTCTTCTTACAACAAGACGGTAAACATGGAGAATACCCGGATGTCAGGTACAGGGTATGCTGACTTGAGAAAGGTATTGAGTGAGGCTATGGAGCTATTCTACAGGCAAGACAGCTTAACTCAAGTATCTGTAAATACCAATCAGTACTACTTGCCTTCCGTTACTACTACGGGCTACGACTACTTTATGATTAATAAAGTCCTTTGCTACACCATCTCGGGTGTTGACAGGATACTGAAGGGCGAAGCTGAAAAGGTGAATAATTCAAACATCACGATGTTGAATACGTCTTTGCTTACTGCCCCATCTGATATGTTCCCTGCCTATGTTCAGCAAGGAGGTATACTGACGGTATATCCTGCTACGATTAAGAATGCGAATCAAGTCGATGCGCATTACTTCAGGTATCCTAAGGACCCAAAATGGACATACATTAGTCTAACGAATGGAGAGCCTGTGTTTGACCAATCACAACTTGACTACCAAGATTTTGAATTGCCTTACGAGGACGAGTATAAACTTGTAATGAAGATACTCCAATACGCGGGCATGTCCATCAGGGAGATTCAAGCTGTTCAGTTTGGTGTAGCTCAAGAGCAGCAACCATTACTCAGTCAAAAATCATAAAGCATGCCATACCTTAGTCCATATAAATATTACGAGAACGATGGCAATCAGCCAACGGATGAGAATTGGGGGTCGTATCAATATGTAAGTCTGTATGACATTGTCAACAACTTCATGCTGATGTATGCCGGCAATCATTCTCTTGTCAATAATGAAGAGAGGTACAAGATATTGTTTCATGCAAAGAGGGCTATACAGGAGCTTAACTATGACGCGTTCAGAGAGGTTAAGAGCTTGGAGCTTACGGTAGACAATACGCTTCGCTACATTCTTCCTTCAGACTTCGTGAATTGGGTTAGGGTCAACCTGTACAAGGATGGATACCTAAGACCACTTACAGAAAACATTCAGATACTTTCTGCTTTGGCATATCTTCAGGATGACACAGGTACGATTCTCTTCGATGAAGATGGTCAGCCATTGTCTCCCGAGTATTCTCAGATTGACCTTACGAGGTTGCATGGGACAAAGAAGAGCATCTACTTGAACCCACAAGGCCGATACGATGGGCAATATGGGTGGAATGTTGATGGCGTTTGGTATTTCGATAACAGTCTCGGTGAGCGCTATGGCCTTAACACTGAGACGGCCAACTTCAACCCAACGTTTGCGATTGATAAAAAAGCAGGCGTGATTAATTTCAACTCTGATATGTACGGGCAGTCTGTTATTCTCGAGTACGTATCTGATGGTATGGAGAGCGGGGACAATACTCAGATAGCGGTGAACAAACTTTTTGAAAAGTATGTATACGCTTACGTTCAATATGAGATACTTAACTCTAAGCTTGGTGTTCAGGAATACATTGTAGCTCGTGCACGAAAAGAAAAGAGTTCTTTGCTAAGGAATGCAAAAATAAGAATGAGTAACCTTCACCCCGGCAGACTTCTTATGAACCTGCGTGGGATGGATAAGTGGTTGAAATAATATGGCTAACATCACAAGGAGCTTTATAGCAGGGAAAATGAATAAGGTCGTTGATGAACGACTTATTCCCGATGGAGAGTATGTTGACGCTCTCAATATACGCATGGGCTCCACTGAGCAGGCCGAGATTGGTGTCGTAGAGAACACTAAGGGAAACGTAAAGCTTACTACGCTAAAGTACATTGACGGCACTCCACTAAGCTCTTCTGCGAGATGTATTGGGGCTATTGAGGACAGTGCCAATGAGACACTATATTGGTTTATCCATGACGCTGCATTCCCTGTAGGGGCAACCGGTAAGCTTGACATGATAGTATCATTCAATGTCTACACAGGCATTCTTACCTATCATGTAGTTAGCATCAACGATGGAGGCGGCTCAAACACTACCTTGAATTTCAATCCTCAGTATCTTATTACCGGGGTTGACCTGATTGATAAGCTTATTTTCTTTACAGACAACTACAACCCTACAAGGGTTTTCAATACTTCAAAGAACTACCCTGACCCGGTTGCGAACATAGACCAATTTACTGCAGAGTCTTTGCTTGTAATTAGGAAGCCTCCAATCGAGTCTCCTTCTGTTCAGCAAATAACGATAGGGCAACAGGACAACTTCATGCAGAACAGATTCATTTGCTTTGCGTACCGATACAGGTATGCTGACGGTGAATACTCTGCCACATCTCAGTGGTCTGCTCCTGCGTTTCAGCCTAACCCATTTGAGTTCAGCATAAACAGCTTTCTCAATGAGGGCATGGTGAACCTGAACAATGCTGCGGTTGTGACTTACAATACCGGCAGCCCTCTTGTTATTGGCATAGACCTTCTTTTCAAAGAGGCTCATAGCAATATCATCAAGATAATCGAAAAGCTTGATAAGGCTGAGCTTGGTCTTTCTGACAACACGGACTACACCTACACTTTTACTAATAGCAAAATATTTACGATACTGCCCGAGTCTGAATTGCTCAGGCTGTATGACAATGTACCTCTTCTCGCGAAGGCTCAAACCATCATGGGCAATAGGCTGATGTATGGCAACTACGTAGAAGGGTATAACCTTGTGGATGAAAACGGCAATCCTATAAAGCTTGAGTACGATGCCAATCTGATTTCTGAACTGATTGACTCTACGAGCATACCTGACACTACAGGCACCGGCATATACTCTTTCGGGTCTGCTCAGACTATACCGAACTCAATAGTGTATATAGACCTAACAGGTGTTGACCTTATATCAGGGTCATCGATTACTCTTGAGCTGAGATTTGCGCATCAATCTTTTGCCGGCAATACGCCATTCCCTACTGAGACATCTGAAAACATATCAGTGACATTCTCATTCGCATTGCCAACCAACTACTCTTCTGTGTACGCCCTCGCTACGAGCGTAGAGTTTCAGAGTGCTGTTGGAACTGTTGCGAATATTTCTACTGTGGCGAACTCATGTAACGGAACCACGTTTACGGACCAAGTCAATTGTGCGCTGCCAAACAACTTAGACGCACTCATCAAGTTTCAGAGTGGTATCAGTTCGGCTAATCAGGCTGTAGGTATTACGACTTCACCTGCGAGCAACCTTATTGGGTTTCAGCTGCCAACAATGAGGTATGTAAATAATACCACTACGCCAACGTTCAGCGTATACGAGTACTACTCTATATCATTTGCTGAGGCTACATATCAAAAGATTAACTCCCCAAGGAGCTTGCATAGCAACAGGGGCTACGAGGTTGGTATCGTCTACATGGATGATTTCAATCGCTCTTCTACCGCTTTGGTTAGCCCCAACAATACGGTTCATGTCCCATGCTCAGCATCGGATAGCAAGAACTCTATACAGGTTATTATACCACCCACTCAGAGGGCACCATATTGGGCTAAGCGATACAAGTTTGTCATCAAGCCTGACGAAGAGAATTACGATACAATCTATAGCAGCATATTCTTCAACGACCCATTAAGCAACAACGCGTTCTTCCTCCTTGAAGGAGAGAATGCACGGAAGGTTGAGACGGGTGACAGGCTTATTGTAAAGGCTGACACGAATGGCCCTACCAATAGCTGCGTGTATGCTACTGTTCTCGAGAAAGAATCAAGGCCTTCAGGGTTTATTCAGATACCAAGTGAGCTCGACCCGACTGTAGATATACCGGTTCCGTCAGGGGTATACATTAAGATTAATCCTAATAACTTTGCTGTTGTTCAGGATGAGCTTTCGGTTATAGCCCCCGGCACCATACAGGTTGACGAGAACACCCCCGGTGATTACGTTATCATGAACTACCCAATGAACAGGTATGACACTGCTACATCTGCATGGGTAGACTATACGGTTCCTGCCGGAAGTAGAATAAAGTTGAGTTTTAAATTCCAAAGGATTGGTGTTGGTTCAGGGAATAGCGCTTGCGAAAGACGTATCTATACATTAGAAAAAACTTTAATATCGTCTGCCAACTACGACAACATGAAGGATTGGTGGGATGGTGATAACGTAGCGCAGATTCTTGATGATGGTGTGTCGGAAGTTGGAGCAGGTGGAGGCACTATTGAGAATGAATACATTCCTACTCTCGCTTCCTCAAACTTGGATATACCTCAAGCCTTAGGAACCAACTACTACAGGTTCTATAGGAATGGCGCCACCAATGAGCTTATGCTTATTTTGAGCGGTACGCAAAGGTGTAGCGGGTTACTGTCGGGTGAAAAGCGTAGGTCTACTATCATAGCCAACGTTGAGGTGTTTAGAGCAGAGACCACATTGATATTTGAGACAGAGCCTTCTGATGCTTTGCCTGACGTGTTCTTTGAGAACAATCTTTCGTTTGGCATTGATGCTGATGGCAACCACTTGGGCAATGTTCAAGACCAAGATATAGCACTTGGCCAATCAGCCATAGTGAACACAGAGTTCTTTAACTGCTTCTGCTTTGGCAACGGGGCAGAGAGCTATAAGATTAGGGACTCGATTGTAGGCAAGACGTTCAACCTTGGCAACAGGGTCACCTCAGTATCAGCTCAGGACTACAAGAGAGCGCACAGGTTTGCTGATATCACGTACAGCGGGGTGTACAACTTTGAGTCCAATGCCAACAAGCTTAATGAGTTTAACTTAGGCCTTCTTAACTACAAATACTTAGAGGTTTCATTTGGCCCGATATATAGATTAGACGGCAGGGAAACAGACGTGCTTACCCTTCAAGAGGATAAGATTTCATACGTACTTGCCGGCAAGAACTTGCTGTCAGACTCTGCGGCAGGTGGTGCTATCACCTCTGTCCCTGAGGTGTTGGGTACTCAGATAGCTCGCTTGGAAAAGTATGGCATCAGCTTCAATCCTGAGAGCTATGTTCAGTGGGGATACGATAGGTACTTTACTGACGTGAAGCGCGGTGCCGTTCTTCAGATGAAGGGCAACTCTTATACCTCTGACCAACTTAGGGTGGTTTCTGAGAGCGGGATGCGTACTTGGTTCAGGGACAACTTTATTGACACGTTCAATACGCAAAAGCTTGGCGGGTATGACCCGTACATGAACGAGTACGTACTAACTACAAATACGCAAGAACTGCCTACACCACAAGAGTGCTTGGCTTGTGGCATATCTCAGACGTTCACAATCGCTGCGGGAGATACTGTGGTGTACTGTGTTGACTTAGGTGTTATAGTCGGAGAGAGCACAGTTCTGTATAGCGTAGACGCGGGTTCTACTGCAGAGTTTGAGGTTGATGTTGTGTACAACAATATCACAGTTGGCTCAGGTGTTACTGATGTGTCGGGCGATTTGGTAGTCAACAAGAATCTTAATAATGTAAACGAGGCTCAGATAACAATCACCGCTGTAGACAATGTTACCATCACTGTCAATGCGCAATGTCCATCTGCTGAGCAGATAACAATCGTTCAAGTTTGTGTTACGAGCTCTCCTGAAAGCGGCTTGTTTATTCATAACGAATACAGGTACACTAATGGGTCGTATGTGTCTCCCCTTCAATCGACAATGGTTGAGTTCGGCACAGCCCCTGTCAGCCCGATAATATCCAAGTATACCGTGACTACAGGATACCCCGGTACAGGAGGGTTCCCCCCATCGGGAGCCGTGCTGAAGATGGCTTCGAATAAGATTGGCTTTGATGATTTTGTTTTTGACTTGGCATCTGATGAGCTCAGGTATTTAAGGACCAATACGCTATATGACAATACCACTAACGACATATTAGCTTTGATAGCTGCCTCAACTGAATTGACGGTAACCGGTTCAGGAAATTATTATTCCGGTCAATTTACAGTGCCAAGCAGCGGACAATACTTATATTTGATATGGGATTACAGGAACTCTCTTCCACTTAGCTTGTGCTATTCTAATGTTGACACGAATGACTCATGCTGTGGATGCGATACTGCTGCTCCTCCTCAATCTCTTTGCTATTCTATAACTGATGACTTAGACGCCTGTTGCGGGTGTTCAGGTCCTGAATAATAAAAAACAAAAACAATGGCAACACAAGGAACTTATTATCTTAACGGTGCTACACTCAGTGCAGCAACAGCCGTTTACACTGATGTCTACCTAACGACATTAGCACCTAATGGGTACTATTCGTCAGGTAGTATTGTGCGTCAACAAGTATCGGGTTCTCTTCAACCTGAGACTCCGTGTCCGGGTTGTGGAATTTCCGCATTACTTTGCTACTCTACAGTAAGCGCGCTTGACGTTTGCTGTAATTGTCCTACAGGATAAAATATAAAAAATGGCTACACAAGCAACTTATTATTTAGACGCAGTATCCCTAAGCGCTGCAACCGTAGTTTACACTGACATAGATTTAACTACAGTTGCTGCTAACGGGTTTTATTCTGATGGCACTATAACTCGACAGCAAGTGTCAGGGGCTTTGCTGCCTCAGGCGGCTTGCCCAAGTTGCGCTACCCCTTGCGGTGGTGCAATAACAGCTTCAGGAGCTCAAGGTATTTATTACCTTGACTCTGACCTTGGGACTGATACGGGTGCTGTTATTATAAGATTTGACCCTCAAAGTGTGCCCGATGGCATATTGGCTACATTTAATAGCGTGACATATAACGGGGTTTCGTCACCGACATTTGGTTGGAAGCAAGGTACTGCCGGACTTCCCACCTATCTTGGCTATCAACTTTCAGGTTGTAACCTTCTTGGGGGGTCTCCTTATACTCTTAATGAATTTGAATTCAATGGCACTTCGTTTGTCTCATTGGGTACTACAACGTCTGTGTCTATAGTAACCGGTCAGCTTCAGCTTACTACTAATGTACCGGGGAACACATTGATGGTTATTCCAAAGACAGTTGCGAGTCCGTCTATACTTAGTCTTCAGTTTATAGGTGCTTGTACCGGTACTGCATTCGGTATTAGCGTAAGCTGTCCTACGTCTCTTATTGAATTTAATTCTACATCTGTGTTTGCAAGCAGTGCGCTCGCATGCGCAGGTACTATAAACCAATCCTACTA